CGGCGTTGGCCTTGGTGAGGGCGGACACCCCCGTGGCGCCGACCTTGAGGAACACGCTGACGGAAACGCCGTTGAGGGTGATCGCCCCGGCCCCCGTCGGAGGGGTGCCGGTACGGTTGACGTCGGCGATCAGCAGGAACCGCAGACGTGTCGCCCCACCCAGTGTCACAGCCGAGGTCATCGCCGTGTTCGACTGGAGGTGGTAGACGCCGTCGCCGTCCTTCACCACCGTCGGGAACTGGCCGACGGCGTTACCGGGCGACAGTGCCGTCGGCACGACCCAGCTCCCGGTGCCGAACGTGCCGTAGTTGACGGCGTACGCCTCGATGACGAACTCCAACCCCGGTTTGCCGCCGGAGATGTTCACCCCGAGCTGGGCCGACACGACGGTGCCGGCGAACGCCGAGGTGTCGAACTCGACGAACGTCTGGTAGATCTCGTACTGGGTCGACAGGTTCTGGCCGATGGCACTCGGTGCGAACGTGGTGATGTTCGACCCGTTGTAGGCGGTCGCGTAGGAGGCGTTCGTCGAGGTGAGGGTGCCGTAGTTGAACGTCGTCGTCGGCAGGTTGAACACCTGTTTGCGGACCCAGATAAGGTCGTTCAGTACCGCCATGTAGGCGGAATCCCCGGAGGTGCCGGTCGCGCCCGAACCCGTCGGGGTGAACAGGGAGGCCCGCGAGTCGCGTCGGCCGTAACGCGAGAGACGGGAGTTGGGGACGAACCCGTAAGGGATTGCCCACGCCCCGTCGGGCAGGAAACTGGAGCCTTGGGCGCCACCACCGGAGGCCGTGCTGGTGAACGCGTCGTCCGCCGTCCCGGTCGCCGTCGCCGCGTCGGGGTAGGCGAAGGCCGAACCGGCAGCGATGACGTCGGGTTTCCACGCTTCACCGGTCGCCGCAGCGTCGAGCGGTGACGGGTCGACCTTGGCGGTCGGGTTCTCGGCCTGCACGGTTCCGGGGGCTTCACCGGCGGGTTGGGTGGCGTCGGTGCCGGGGTCGTATGCCTGTCCGGTCGCTGCTGCGGCGTTCCCGGCGGCTTGCCCGACTTGGGCGCTCTGGCCGTCGGCCTGTCCGGTCGCGGTGCCGGGGGAGGCGTTGGCGTCGATGCCGACGAGTGTGTCGGCGGCTTCGCCGGTGGCCGTGTTGGGGGTGGGGGCGACCTCGATCTGGGCGGTGCCGGTCTGGGCGGTGCCGGTGGCGACGCCGACCTCGACGTTGACGGCGACGGTTTCGTCGACGATGTCGGATGCCTGACCGGTGCCGGTCGCGGTGTCGGCGTTGGGGGCGACCTGTTCGGCAGCATCCTGTGCGGTGCCGGTGCCGGACGCGACACCGGCGTTTGTCGTTACTTGTTCGGCGGGGTCTTGTGCGGTGCCGGTGCCGGACGCGACACCGGCGTTCGCGTAGGTGGGGACTTGCGCAACCGGGGCTGGTGCGGTGCCGGTGCCGGATGCCGTTGCCGGGTAGACGGTCGTGGTGGCCGCTGCCCCGACCGGGTTCGACGCGGGCTTGATGGTGACGTTGTCGAGGTATCCGGTGCCGACGGCACCGAAGTTGGTGAAATCAAGCCTGAGCGGGACGGCACCGGCCACCGTGGACGTCGTGCTGGTCTGGTCAATGTCCCATGTGGTCGGTTCGGTCGTGCCGCTCAACCAGTAGCGGAACCTGTGTCTGGTGCCCAAGACCTCCAACCGGAACTTGATTACGTCGGTCGGCGCGTAGTCCGTGAGCGTGCCATACCATTGGAGAGTTGACAGCCTGATGAGTGCGCCGATTGTCGGGAGTGCACTGCTGACGAATCCCCCGGTCGAGCCGGTGTCGGCAAGGACACCGGTCGCCGTCCTGACCGTCATCGTGCCTGTCGACATGGCCGGACCGGGGCTGGCGTACGTGCCCGTCGACGGGACGGGTGCGACGAGTTTGACGGTGTACTGGTCGCCTTGGTCGTCGGTGTAGTAGATGATGCTTCCGGCGGGCATCTGTGTCGAGTACGTGGGGTCGGGTGTGCCGCCCGTGTACTTCATCGTCAAGCCGTTGTACAATGTGAACGGCTGCCCGGCGAGTTGCTTCGTGATGCCGTTGTCGAGGAAATAGACAGAACCCTGCCAGTCGAACAGGATCTGGTAGGTGCCGTTGCGATACCGGATCGTCAGCCGGTCGTTCGAGGAGGTCGGCTGGTACTCGCCGACGAAGGAGAAGTCGGCGGGGACGGAAACCGCAGGTGTGATGACCGCGCTCTGCGACGACCCGGGTGTGACCATCCGGCCGCGGTTGCCTTGGATGGTCTGCGTCCCGGCGGTCGACGTCCAGTTGGACGCGTTCCACGATGACCCGTCCGACCCGGTGAAGGTGTCCGTGAGGTAGGTGGTCGCTACCGCCGGGTCGGCGTAGCCCGTCGCCGTTCCGGCGTTCGCGTAGGTGACGGTGGTGCCCGTGCCGCTGGAGGTCGCTGCACCGAGTGTCGTCGCCGAAGTCGATGACGAGAAAGCGATCGGTGAGCCGACAGCAGAACTCCATGCCGTGTTGATGACGGCGTAGTTGGCGCTGACGCTGCTGGTGACGTTGAACGTCTGGGTGTTCGTGCCGGTGACGGTCTTGGTCTGCGATCCGAGGATGACCGATGTGGTGCTGGTGCCGGTGTTCGCCGTGGTCTGGTAGATCGTGCTCCACGTTCCGGCCGTGGTGTCCGTGTCGCCGGTGATCGTGCCGTTCGATTCCCACGCGATCGCGCCCAGCATGACGTTTCCGGTACTGGGAGCGATGCCCATACCGGAAGTAGTGGATGTCGCCGAAGTCGACGAGGCGGTGGTGAAAGTGGAGTTCGCTCGGCTGGTGATGCTCGACGGTGTGATGACGTCGTTGTTGTAGATGTACGCCTGTGCCGCGATCGCAGTGGTGTTCGGTGCGAAGGTGATGACCAGTTGCGAACTGGCGGTTCGCGCCACCGACACCATCGCTTGGAACACCGTCAGGGCGACACCGGTGTTCGATGCGCTCGACGGGTTGCGCAGGACCTGATACAACTGTCGGTAGACGTTCCTGCCGCCGCTACCGTCGGTGACCGTTATCGCCGGGGCGGCGCCGCTCGTCGCCGAGTTGTCGCAGGCGACGACGACGATGATCTCCTGCCCGGGCGACGCCGTTTGGCCGAGCGTCAGAACAACGCCGCTCGTGCTTGTGGTGCTCGTCGCCGAGCCACCCGCGGTGAGGGACAGGGCCACGGGGGCCGCCTACGCGTTGGCTTCGGTGATTGTCAGACCGTTCACGGAAATCACCGTGGCGGCACCACTGACACCGTTGGAGGACCACGTTATGTCGCTACCAATCGTTGCGCACGAGCCGTCCATGACGTGCGTCGTGCCATCCGCTTTTACGATGCGGAACCATGTGATCGAGCCGCTGCCGTCGGCAGAACTGTCGGGGGCCACCGTGTTCAACGTCAACACGCCGTTGCTGACCGTCGCGAACGGTGAACCGCACACGAGTTCGCCGAGCAGGGTGGTCACCGTGCCGCCGGTGGCCGGTCTGGTGCCGGAGTAGACGCGCAACAAGGCCCCGTTCCCGGCGAACGTGACGATCGCGTCGAGACGGGAGTTGCGGAGGGCGGTGGAGAAACCGAGAGCCATTACTCGGGCACCCCCTCGGGTACGGCGAACGAGATGCACTCGTCGTCCACGAACAGGGCGACGGTACCCGTCGCAGGCCGCCCACGGTGCTCCTCGGGGAAATGGTGATGCCCGAGATAGGAGTCCTGCACATCCTCCCACACGGTGATGCCGTCGACCTCGACCCTGTACGTCGTCATGTGTGCCGTCCTCCCGTCATCCTTGGGCGAGCGTGAACGTGTCGAAGAACGCCGGGACCGTGGTCGCCGTTACCGCCGCCGTCGGCTGGAACGCCGCCATCAGGCAGGCGTCGTTGTAGATACGGGCCAGTCCGAGGTCGTAGGCGTCGAACAGGAACCCGATGTTGGTCGCTACCACCGGGATCTCGGCGACACGACGGACGATCATGATGCGTGCCGTGCCCGAGGTCATGGACGTGCCGAGGTTGAGGATCTGGACGCTGCGCACCCCGGTGTCACCGGCCTGCAACTGGAACCTGAACATCGACCCGGTGGCCGATGCCGACGGGATCGCCGTGGTCGTCGAGGCGCTGCGGTTGGCGAGGGCCGACGAGTTCGTGTACGTGATAGTCGGGGTCGGTGACCCGGCGCCCATGGTGGAGAGCACCTCGAACCACAGTTCGGTGGCGGCACCGGTGTTGTCGGGTCGGTTCACGTCGATACCGGCAGCGTTCTGGTTGGTGGTGGTGGTGACGTTCCAGCCGGTCGAGGTCGAACCCCAGATCCAGAGGATGTCGAACAGGACGAGGATCCCGTTCGTCCCCGTGGCGGTGTGCAGGCCGCGCACACCGGCGAGGTACGAGTTGCCGGTCGTCGGGTTGGTGAACGGCAACGCCCCCGTGGTGGCCGACGTCGGGATGACTCCGGTGCTGGACTGGCCGAGCGAGATCGACCCGGCGGTCGGGATGCCGGTGGCCGTCCACAGCGACGTCATCCTGTTCGCCGTGGCCGCGATCGCGTTCTTTGACAGGACGAGGCGTTGCGCCGTGGCGAGGCCGCTGACGAGTGCGTCTTGGGTGGTGATAGCCATGGTTCCCTTTCAGCCCTGCCCCAACGAGAGCGTCCCGATCACGGGTCCGGCGGCGGTACCGGAGGGCACCATCGCCATCAGCAGGCAGGCGTTGTCGTACACGGACGGCAGTCCGAGGTCGAACGCGTCCATCACCACCGGGGTCGTGGTCGACATGATCGGGATCTCGGCAACGCGACGCACGATCAGCACGCGTGCCGTTCCGCCACCGGTGGACACCGAGAGGTTGATGTTCTGCACGCTCTGGACGCCGACGTCACCGGCGGCGAGAGCGAACTGGAACATCGACCCGGCGGCGGAACTCGCTGGCAGGGCGGACATCTGTGCCGTCCTGCCAGCGGCAAGGGCGCTGTTCGTGTAACTCAGGGTGACGGTCGGGGTGTTGGCACCGAGCGCGCTCGTCACCTCGAGCCATGCCTCCGTGCCGACGGCGGTGCCACGGGCCGGGGTCAGGCCGCTGACGGTGAACGTGCCGACACCGGTCGTCTGCGCGCCGGCCGTCGTTGCCGACCAGCTCCCCGTACCGGACGTCCACGCCCACAGCACGTCGAACAGGATCAGCAGCCCGGTGGAGCCGGTGTTCGCCCCACGGAAACCGGTGACGTACGCGGTCGTCGACCCGTTGCCGTTCGCGAACGGCAACGCCCCTACGGTCGCGCTGGTCTGCGTCACCGCACCGGCGGTCACCGTCCCCACCGTCGGGGTGCCGGTGGCCGTCCACAGGGATGTGACGCGTCCGGCCGTCGAGGCGATGGTCGCCTTGGAGATCTCGAGTTTCTGCGACGTGCCGACCGCCGCGACGAGCGTGTTCTGCGATGTGACGGCCATCTGGACTCCTCCGTCCGGGGGAGTCGGTCAGAGCGTGAGGCTGAAGATGCCGTTGTTGTTCCAGACGACGGTGAACGTGCCGCTGGTGACGCTCGCCGGGCCGCCGAACCAGTTGTAGCAGACACCGTTCAGGTTCGTCGTGAGGCTGCTGTTGTAGACGAGGACACCCACCGCGTTGCTGATGGTGTCGGTCGAACCACCGGACGTGGGCGACGCCGTGAACTTGTAGACGTTCGAGGTGAACGAGGACGTGACACCGGTGAGGGCCGGGCCACCGGCCGGCCAGCCCGTGGCGGTCACCTCCACACCGGAGAGGTAGATGCCCCTGTTGTACCCGGTCGCCGTGTTCGCCACCGTCTGTGACGGGGTGATGGAGTCGAGGAACAGGGCGGCCTTGAACGTGTTGGCGTCCATGTCCGAGATGTTGCTGGCGGTCTGGTTCATCTGGTCGAGGATGAACGCCGTGAAGATCTTGGATGCGCTCCATGCCATGGTGTGGTCTGCTCCTTGCTAGTCGGTGGTCGCTTGTGCGGTCGCTGCGAACGCCATGCAGTCGTTGGACCCGTCGGCGCGCTCGGTGAGGAGCGCCGACACGGCCCGGCCGGTGGCGTCGAACTGGGCGATCTCGTTCCCGACGTAGTCCTGCCACTCGAGGACGCGGTGCCGGACGCTGTTCCTGACGAGCTCCTGCCCGTGCGTCACCTCGACGAACGGGGCCACGATCCCGTTGAGGCGACGGCAGTTGTGCATCGGGGTGTGGACACGCGCTTCTCTGGTCACGTGCGTCTGCTCGCAGGTGGGGCACTGCCAGTGCCGTTCGGGGGCGTCGAGGATCGGGATCATTCCTGCCCGACTCTACATCACACCGTGTGTCGTGCGGTAGACCGACGGTGTGACACACGGTGTAATCTGACGGTATGGGAACCCGTGCCGACTTCACCGTCCCGGGTGGGGTCGTGGTCGGCGGCGGTCTCGTGGTCGACACGAACACGCTGGTCGTCGACGCCACCAACAACCGTGTCGGTGTCGGGACGGCATCGCCGACCACGGCGCTCGCCGTGTCGGGCACGGTGACGGCGACCACGTTCTCCGGTTCCGGTGCGTCGCTCACCTCCCTCGACGCCTCCCAGCTGACGGTGGGGACGGTCCCGTCGGCAAGGGTGTCGGGTGCGTACACCGGCATCACCTCGGTCGGCACCCTCGGCACCCTGTCCGTCACCGGCACGGCGACCGCCGGCACCTTCGCCGGGTCCGGGGCGTCGCTCACCTCGGTGCCGGCGGCCCAGCTGTCCGGTACGGCACTCCCCGCTGGCATCGTGTCGTCCTCGTTGACCTCCGTCGGCACCCTCGGGGTGCTGTCGGTCACCGGTACCGTCACCGCCGGCACGTTCTCGGGGTCCGGGGCGTCGCTCACGGCCGTCCCCGCCGCCCAGTTGACGGGTACGGCCCTGCCGTCGGGCATCGTGTCGTCGTCGCTCACGTCGGTCGGCACCCTGTCGTCGCTGACCGTGTCGGGTGTCCTGAACGTCGACACCAGCACATTGGTCGTCGACGCGACGAACAACCGTGTCGGCGTCAATGTGGTGGCCCCCACGGTCGCCCTCGACGTGTCGGGTACGACCCAGTCGACGGCGTTCGCCGTCGGGTCGGGCACCTCCGCCGCTCCCTCGATCGGGTTCACCGCCGCTAGCACCACCGGGTTCTCCTACGACGCGACGAACGGGCTGCAGGTCTCCGTCGGCGGGACGCTGCGGGCGAGGTGGGGCCTCGGCGGCAACTTCGTCGCCGGTGCCGACGCCACCAGCGACATCGGTGCGGCGGTGACACGGTGGAAGGACGGGTTCTTCTCCGGCACGGTGACGGCAGCGACGTTCTCCGGGTCGGGGGCGTCGCTGACCTCGATCCCGGTGACGGCACTGACGGCGACCACGTGGACCTCCTACACCCCGACGTTCACCGCCGGCGGCACGGCGGTCACCGTCGGCACGGGTGGCACGATCACCGGTGCCTACGTGAAGGTCGGCAGGTGGGTCTACGCCGTCGGCAACATCCAAGTCAGCACGACCGCCGGTACCGTCATCCCCACCGGCAACTTCGCCGTCGGACTCCCCACGGCGATGGACCTGTTCGCCGACTCGTTCATGGTCATCGGCTCGTTGCGCGCCACCGGTATCGGCCTCGCCGCAGCGGCGTTCACCTCGAACCAGCCGATCGGCGCCTCGGGCACACCGGGGACCGTCCAATGGCGGTACCCGGCCGCCTACCCGACCGGTACCGACACGGTGTTCAGCAACACGGCCCCGGGTGCGCCCGTCATCAACCAAGCCAACGCGTTCAGGGTCTCGTTCGCCGTCCTCTACCTGTCCACCTCGTGACACGGTGTAGAATCACCGCTACTGATACCGCTAACTGACGGAGGAACCATGGCAGAGATCAACGTGCCCACCGAGGAACTTGTCCAGCACCTGTCGCACCGCGTCGGGGAACTCGAGGCGGAGAAGATCAGCCTCCAACTGGTGCTGCGCGAGGCCGGCGACCAGCTCGACAGGGCGTTGCGGCGCTGCACCCTGCTCGAGGCCGACCTCGAGGCGTGCAAGACCTCCGGGGGCGACGACCGGTGAACACCGCGGCGGACGAACTCGTCTGGAACGACGACGGGCACCGCCTCTGGCTCGAGCTCAACCGGGACAGCGTCGTCGTGCTCTCGGTGTTCTGCCCCGGCACTGGGGCGGCGTGCCGCGACCGGCACGGCAGGTGCGTCGTCACCCAGTTCGTCGAGAGGTACGGCCTTGAGTGCCACGTCGGCCAGTGCCCGCCCGAGGAACACCTCTCCGTCGCTTGGTCGCTGCAGGGCGACATCGACGACCTCGACGAGTCGCAGGTGTGGCTGATCTCCACGAACGACTCGCTGTACGCGTCGTGGCGTTCCGCCCAAGACTCACCGACCTGAAATACCATGATGTGACCCGAACCGATATGTGCCAAAGCACATGAAGGAGTGTCACACACCATGCTGAACATCCCCCCGATGGTCGTCGCGATCATCACCGGACCGCTCGTCCCCTTCCTCGTCGGCCTCGTCGTGAAGGCCACCGCCTCGGCCAAGGTGAAGGCCGTCGTCAACACGGCGGCATCGCTGCTGGTCGCCCTCGTGGCGAACGCCGTCGTCCCCGAGACGGGTGTGGCCGTCATCTCGTGGGCCGGCCTAGCGAACTTCCTCGTCACCTTCGTGCTGTCCGCCCAGTCGTACGAGCAGTTCTGGAAGCCGGTCACCGGCATCAACGGCAAGCTCGCCCCGACGAAGGGTCTGGGATGACCGTCACCTACCGCACCGGGTACGGCACCACCCGCCGCACCCTCGAGCAGTTGCAGGTGTGGAACCGTTTCTCGAACATCCACCCCGAGATGCAGCGACGGCTCGTCGCCCTGATGGACGCCGCACGGGCCGAGGGTGTCGACCTCGGCATCGGCGGCGGCAGCCGCACCGTCGCCGACCAGTTCGCCGTGTTCGACTCCCGCCACAACGTCGTCACCTCCGGCGGGTGCTGCTCGTACGACGGCAAGTCGTGGCAGGTGCTGGCCGGCGTGCCCCACGCCGCACCCCCCGGGTTGAGCTACCACGAACCCACCGTCCCGCTCGGCGGGCTCCTGTGGGCGGTGGCGGTCGACATGGTCGGCTGGGAGAACGGCTGGCTGAACGCCCCGGGCAGGTTGGCGAGGTACGGGCTGCGGTCGTTCGCCGACCGCCCCGGCGCCCAGCACGAACCGTGGCACCTGCAGCCGGCCGAACTGCCGGCCGGTCGGTCGGCGTTCAACCCCACGATGCACACCCTCAAGCGATGGGCCCTCCCCCTCCCCCCTGCTCCCCCGGTGACGGTCCCCGACCCGACGGTCAAGCTCGGTTCGACCGGCACCGAGGTCAAGGAACTCCAGCAGGAAATGACGTTCTGGGGTTGGTACGCCGCCAACATCGACGGGGTCTGCGGCCCCAAGACCGTCGAGGCGGTGAAGCGGCTCCAGACGGCGGCCAAGGTCGGGGCGGACGGCGTGTACGGACCGGTGACCGCCGACGCCTACCGCAAGTGGAAGCAGGCGGTGGCGAACCTGTGACACGTGTCCTCGACTGGCAGAGCCGCCACGACCCGCGTTCGCTCGACTACCCGGTCCGGGCGGCCCTTCCCGACACGGTGCGCCGCAAGCGGCGCAACTGGTTCGTCCCCCGCCCGGTCATCGACCAAGGCAGCGAGGGTGCCTGCGTCGGTTTCGGGTGGACGAACGAACTGAGGGCCGAACCGGTGCGCGTCAAGCTGCCCGACCCCACCCAGTTCGCGTTGGGCCTGTACAAGCAGGCGCAACGCGAGGACGAATGGGCCGGCGAGGACTACTCCGGCACCTCTGTGCTCGCCGGGGCCAAGGTCGCCCAGTCGCTCGGCTACCTCACCGGCTACCGGTGGGCGTTCGGGGTCGACGACGTGGTCGACACGCTCGTCACCACCGGACCGGTCGTGCTCGGCATCCCGTGGTACGAGTCGATGTACGGCACCCGCCCGTCGGGTCTCGTCGACGTGACCGGCCGCTGCGTCGGCGGGCACTGCATCCTCGCCACCGGGTACGACCCGAGGAAACGGTTCATCTCGGAGGGCATCCGCAACACGTTCGAGGTCGTCCGGCTGCGGAACAGCTGGGGTGCCGACTGGGGTGTCGACGGCGACGGCTGGGTCAGGGTGTCCGACCTCGCCGAACTGTTGAAGGGCGAGGGGGAGGCGTGCGTCCCGATGGGGCGACGGCTGCCGTGAACCCTTACCAGTACCGGGGGCGGGTCGTGAAGGTCGTCGACGGGGACACCGTCGACGTGGACATCGACCTCGGTTTCGGCATCACCCGACGGGAACGGGTCAGGCTCGCCGGGGTGAACACCCCCGAGCTCCACTCGAAGGACGCCGCCTCACAGGTGGCGGCGAAGGCGGCGCGCGAGTTCGTCGTGGCGTGGTGCTCCCCGTTGTCGGAGGTGTTCCTTCGCACGGAGAAGGAACGGGAGAAGTACGGCCGCTACCTCGCCGAGGTGGTCTCGCCGTCGGGCGAGTCGCTGAACGCGTCGCTCGTCAAGGCCGGGCTGGCGGTCGAGTACCACGGCGAGGCCCGTCAGTCGGAGACGACGCAGTCCCACCCGCAGGCGACGTAGCCGGCGGCGTCGGCCCACGTGTCGCGCTTGCCGGGCGACCACGCCAGCCTGCTGATCTTGAGCTGCTGCATCATCACCGCCACGTCGTGCGGGTCGAGCAAACGGTCGACGATGTCGAGGACGTCGTCGGAGAGGACGACCCTGCACTCGTCGGCCTTGCGGCGCAGCACCCCGCCGAGGTGCGTCGACCAGTAGGCGGCGGTACGGCGGAAGTCGTCGACAGGGTCGCCGTACTGGGCGTTGCGGTCGCCGTCGACGAGCACGGCGGCCTCTTCGAGCAGTTCCCGTCGTGGGGTGGCCCGGCGGGCGGGCGAGCCGGCAAGCTCATGTTCGCGTGCCGTGTAGTCGGTCGGCGGGTACGACATGTGTTCGGGGGGCATCAGCCGTTCCTCAGGTCGTGGACGAACGTGGCGAAGTCGGCGAGGCTGCGGACGCGCACGGCGTCGTGGCCGGCGTTCCACGGGCGGTCGAGCAGCACGGTGTGGACCCCGGCGGCGACGAGGTCGTCGTGGTACTCGACACGGTCCTCGACGGCGGCGACGGGGCCGACGGCGTGGTGGGTGACCACGGTCTTGTCACCGGTGAAGGTGAGGGTGTCGGGGACGAGGTCCCACCTGAGCAGCCAGTCGGCGGTCTGGGCCCAGCCGGCGGGCGGGCGGTGGGTGACGACGTGGATCCTGACCCCCATGTCGCGCAACGACCCCCAGCCCTCGGCGGTGCCGGCCTCCGGGGGGAGCACCGAGAACACGTTGAAGTCGGTGCAGGCGTCCTCGAGGTAGCGGACGAACTGGTCGTCGGGGATCCCCCATTCCCGGTAGAAGTCCCAGTCGGTCGCCGGGGCGAGGTCGGGGACACCCAACCGGTGGGCGCAGTAGGCACGGAACGCCTCCACGAACGGGTAGACGACACCGTCGAGGTCGACGGCGACGTCGGTGACGTCAACCACGGCCGGCCGCTTCCATCCCGACGGCGGTGACGACCATGGTCCGGCACCTGCGGGGTTCGGCGACGATCCAGCCGCGGCGTGCCATGACGGCGACGACGTTCGCCGCCGACGACGGCGACCTGTAGCCGATCGCCTCCCCGATCTCGCGTACCGTCGGCGGGTAGCCGTTGCGGTCGATCGACGCGAGGACGAACTCGAGGGCCTCCCTGTGGATGTCGTCGCGGGTGCCTGCCACCCCACACTCCCTCGTACACGGTTCGATGTCGTCAACGTACACCGCTTCACACCACGACGCAACTACCGTCCGGGTGTGCTCACATCGGACGAGGAGGCTTGGGCGGCGTTCCCCCACCACAGGGACTGGTTCGACAAGCTCAGGTTCTCGCTCGTCATGGGCCACCTGTGCGGGCCGTGCGGTGTAGCGCCCCCGGTGTCGGGCGACTACGTCGTGCGCCCCGTGTACAACCTGTCCGGGATGGGGGCGGGTGCGCGCAGGGCGTGGATAGCGGCCGGTGACACCCGGTCGGTGCCGCCCGGCCACTTCTGGTGCGAGTGGTTCGACGGGCCGCAGCACTCGGTCACCTACCGGTGGGACGGGGCGTGGGTGCCGGTGTCGTCGTGGCGGGGTTCCCTCGCCGAGGGGAGCCTGACCCGGTTCGTGTCGTGGCGGCGGGCGGGGTTCCTGCCGACGCTCCCCCCGGTGTTCGACGTGCTGGCCGACTGCGGGCTGGTGAACGTCGAGTGGGTCGGCGACCACCCGATCGAGGTGCACCTGCGTGCGTCGCCCGACCCCGACGACGGCGACGAGATCGTGCCGGTGTGGGCGGACGACCCGGTGGACGGCTACGTCGCGGCGTTCGACGACGCCGACGGGTTCATCGGCGTGCCACGGCTGGGGTTCGTGGTGCGTTGACACCGACCGCCGACCAGTAGGCGACGGCGGAGGCGAGCGGGACGAGCCGCGAGATCGGCACATTGTGGCAGGCGGTCCAGAAGGTGGTGCCGTTCGGGTCGGTGTGGCCCCGGTCCTTGTAGTGGCCGTGCCGGGCGAGCAGGGTGGGCGACCCGACACCGACGAGGTGGGCGGTGTGGAACCGTTCCATCCCCGTCGCGTGGCGCGGGTCGCGCTGCAGGGAGACGAACACGTAGAAGTCGGGGGTCTGGTGGCCCTCCACGTACTCGGGGACGGAGCAGTCGAACCCGGGCCGTGGGGCGACGGTACGGTCCTTGGTCTTCACCTCGACCGTCCACCCGTTCGGGAAGGCGTAGTCGTGGGTGGTGGCGAACACGGGCCGGAGGTGGAGCCCGGAGCCGGCGAGCACCCGTGCGACGACGACCTCGCCGAGGCAGCCGACCTCGTTGGCGGCACCCTTGCGGTGCGAACCCCGGTAGACGGGCCGGGAGGCGGCGAGCAACCGGGCGGCGTCGTGGTCGGCGGCGGTCAGGGCGACCGGTTCAGCCACGTGCGGCGTCCTCGAGCCACTGTCGTGTCTCGTCGGGCGACCGGTGCGAGTGGTGCGGCAGGGTGGAGATGTAGCCGGCGGCGACGTCGACGACGGTCGACAGTCGGGCGACGATGACGGCCTGCTCGAGCCCGTCCTCGACGGCCTCGTCGTGGTCGGCGCGGAGGCGCTCGAAGGTGTCGGCGAGGGAGAGCACCACAGCCCGCTGCCGGAACGTGAGGGTGTCGGCCATCTCGCGTGCGGCACCGACGACGACGTCCTGACGGCGCCGTTCGGCGGCGAGGTCGGGGTCGTTCAGCAGTCTCTGGTAGTTGCCCACACCCGGAAGGTACACCGTCGGGTCACACCGCATCAAGCACCTTCACACGGTGCTATCAAGGACCTCGACGGGCACCGTGGCGGCGAGGGTCGCCCACATCGCCGCCAGACGCCTGCTATCAGCGTGCCGCAGCACGGTTTCTCGCGCGATACGGTAGGTGACCCGTTGACCGACACGCGTCCGGGACAGGAAACCCGAGGTGGCGAGCTGCGTCACCACCTTCTGCACGTAGCCCTCCGACCAGCCGAGCCGGACCGACAGTTCCCTCAGCGTCGCCGACGGGGTGACCGCCAGCTCGCACAGGGCCGTCCCCTGCGCCGACAGCAACGGCGGTGACGACACCGCCGGCTCGACCACCCCGAAACCGGACAGCACACCCATCACGGCATCGGCGAACTCGACCGGCCTGTCGCTGAACTCGGCCGCCAGTACCGACAGTTGCTGCCTGAGTTGCAGCACGGCCGCTGCGTCACCCGCCACCCTCACGGGCACCCCCTTGCATGACTCGGTGTAACCGTCCATGCTACCCTCACCGCTGACCCGACACAAACCGACATGACGCGACAATCGACCCCCGTGGCCGAGGACCTGAGGCTCCTCGCAGGACCGGTGGCACTCGCCGCCTTCGCCGCCGCATGGAACACCGTCATGGTGCGCCTCGGCCGGCCCACGGTGTCGATGGGCGTCAGGCACCTCGGGTCCCGTCGCTACGGGGCCGTCGTCGTCGGTGGGGTCATCGGCGGGCTGCTCGCCCACTGGTTCCTCGACGACGGAGGTGGGCATGGCCCTCGCTGAACGGCTCCAACGGCTCGACACCGACAGGGAACGGGGGTGCTCGTTCGGACGGTTCCTGCTCTCCCTCCCCGACGACGAACGCGACCTGCTGCGCAGGGTCCTCACCGGACCGGCGTCCAACCAGACGCTGCGCTCCGAGCTCGCCGCCGAGGGCCACCGGTTCTCCCGCGACACCATCGGCGACCACCGCCACGGGCGCTGCCTGTGCAACGCCAAGGAGGCCGGACGGTGAGCCTCCACGACCGCCTCACCCGCCTCGAGGGTTCCGACGACACCGAGGCCACCCTCCCCGCCCCCGTCCCGCCCGAATGGCGTCCCGGCGTCACGTGGGACGGCACCAAGGGGACCCTGTCCACCGGCCCCATGGAGGCACCGCCCGACCCGGCCGTGTGGGCCGAACTGATCGCCGACTGGGGACTCGACCCCGACCTCACCGAGGTGGTCCCCGGCACCGTGCAGGTCCGCGGGTGGGACGCCAACGTCGGCGGCGGCGACATCCGCCGGCTCAAGTACTACCGGGCCACCCTGCGCCCCAAGACCGCCACACCCACCGCCACCGCCGGCCTCGAGGACCTGTACCGCACCGTCCGCAAGGACAGGCCCCGCAGGACCGTCCCCGACGGTGACGCCACCATGGTCGTCGCCCTCGCCGACTGGCAGGTCGGCAACCGCGACGGCGGCGGCGCACGCTCACAGGTCGAGGCGATCGCCGCACTCCCCGACCTCCTCTCCGACCGCGCGAAACGCCTACGGAAGGACCTGCCCCTCGGGCACGTCGTCATCGCCGGCATGGGCGACCTCGGCGAGAACACCTGCGGCTTCTACAGCAACCAGACATGGCTCACCGAACTCGACCGGCGCGAACAGACACGCGTCGTCCGGCGCGGCATCACCGACATCGTCAGGGCACTCGCACCCCACGCCCCCCGGCTCACCGTCACCGCCGTCGGCGGCAACCACGGCGAGAACCGGCAAACCGGCAAGGCCGTCACCGGCCCCGGCGACAACGACGACGTCGCCGTCTTCGAGCAGGTCGCCGAGATCCTCGCCGAGAACCCCGACACCTACGGCCACGTCGCCTTCCGGCTCCCCACCGACCGGCTCGCCGTCAGCGTCAACTGCTCCGGCCGCATCGTCGCCTTCACCCACGGCCACATCACCAAACCACGCGCCAACGCCGCCGAGACCTTCTGGCAATGGTGGAAGGACCAGACCCACGGCAGGTTCTACCCCGGCGTCGCCGACGCCGAGATCCTCGTCGGCGGGCACTTCCACCACCTCGAGCTCCGCCAACAACTCGGCCGCACCGTCATGGTCTGCCCCTCCCTCACCCCCGTCGGCGACTGGTGGGGCAACGCCACCGGACAGGTCACCAACCCCGGCACCCTCACCTTCGCCGTCCACCCCCACCACGGATGGCAACACCTCGAGGTCGTCCGATGACCGCCCTCACCGCCCTCACCGCCCTCCTCGCCGCCGCCGCCCTCGCACGCGCCAACCGGGCCAACCGCAAAGCCGAACGGATCGAACGGTTCCTCACCGACCAACTCCTCGACGAAGTCGACGCCTTCGGATGGGACGACGACGACGGCACCGACACCATCCCCGACTGGCTCCGCCCCCCACAGGACGACCAATGACCGACAACGGGCCGCACCACCACCACCCACGCGAACCCGAAACCGGCACCGTCACACCGGAGGGACTGATACAGGGATGGTGGAACAACCACCACACCGACCAACCCCCCACACCCGGCCCCCACCCCCACCCCATCACCATCATCTGGTGGTGGGACGCCATCGCACACGGCACCGACAACTGGACCGACCACACCGACACCCCCCACCCCTGCCCCACCATCACCATCGGCTACCAAACCCACAAAGACCACCAAGCCACCACCATCATCCCCCTCACCAACACCCACCAATGGGGACACGGCATCACCATCCCCAACGGCTGCATCCACCACACCACCACCATCCCCCACCCCCACCACCCCCGGCGCCCACCAAGAACGCCCCCCAACCCCCAGACA